AAGTTAGGCCCGGTCGTGGTGGAGCCCATCTTGCCCCACATCTTGAATCTCAGCGTCCGGCCGACCGAGTTGTTGTTCAGGAAGTACCCGGCCGGGATCTTGGGCAGCAGGATCCCGCCCATCAGGCTGGCCTCGGTGGTAAACGTGGCGAGCTGGGTGCCGCCGGCAATGGATGCGTTAAGGATCTCGCATTTGGTGGGGGTGTAATCGCTCACTAACTCTCCCTGCTGGCGGCGGTCGCCTGGCTGCCTCAGAACCCGCCGGCCGAGATGGCTCCGGCCGCGACCTGGAACGTGTTGCCGTTGGCCACCGAGACAGGCTGGCCGTTCCAGTTGCCGTACCAGACCCGGATCGGGGCGGCGTCGGTGATCTCCAGCGAGACGATCGACCAGGCGCCGCCCGAGCCGTTCGTCCAGGAGATGGTGCCGGCGCCGCCGGGCATGGTGACGTTCGACCCGGCCGAGCTGGTGGTGGAGGCGGTGGCGAACGCGGTGCCGCCGGCGGTGTACCCGGAGCCGGTGATCTCGGTGCCGGATGCCGACCCGGTGGAGGCCGTGGAGGTCAGCTTGAGCTTCATCGCGCCCGCGTTCAGCGCGGTGAGCTGGGTGCCGGGGATTCCGGCGGCGCCGACCGGCAGGTTGGCGTTGAGCATCAGCGACGAGCGGGCCGCGTCGATGGCGGTCTGTGCCATGTCAGCCCACCTGCCCGGCCAGCGTGACCTCGGCCGAGCCGGGGAGCATGGTGATGACCAGGGGGCGGCAGACCGTGCAGGACGTGATGTCCTTATGGCAGTGGCCGCCGGGGCACGGCGGGACCTCGCGGCCGGAGAACAGCGGGTGCGACCCGGCCTCGAACAGCGGGTGGCGCGCGTCCGCGATGGCCCCGCGCCAGACCCGGCACTTGCCGGCCTCCTCGGGGCACGCCTCGTCCTCGTGCCCGCCGGGGCAGGAGTTGGCCATGGCCGCGTGGTCGTGGTCCTGCGCGCAGCAGTCCGAGCCCGGGGCGCAGGAGAGGTTGGCGTCGATGTCGGAATGCGAGCAACCGGGGTGGTGCTCACCGAGGACTGCGAGATGGCCCGGCGGGCAGGTGCACTCCAGGAATACCTGGGACATGCAGCCGGGGCACAAGACCTGGATCAAGGCGGTCGGGGCCTTCCGGGAAGATATACCTCCCGGCTCACCCGCTCGCTGAGCGCCGAAGTGCCACAGGCTTAACGCCAGGCTACCAGTCACCCCCGTGACTGGTTACCCCCGTCCGGGCACGGACGCCGAGCATTACGCCAGAATTGTTCCCGGGCAGTGGACGGGAACACTCCGGCCCGTCCGTGCCCGGTCAGGCAGCTACGGCCGCATTACTTCCCGTCAAACTACCAGGGCGCCGGCGGCACATCGGGCTTGGCCCAGATCCCGCGCCGGTCCTCCCAGTCGTCCAGGACCGGGAGCCACGCGGCGGGCGGCCGGTCCTCCAGGTTGGCGCAGAGGACCACGGCGCCGGGCGCCGCATCCCGCCAGACCCGGGCCTCGATCCGGGCCTGGATCTCCGCGTCCCGGGCCACCCGGTTGAACCAGATGACCGAGAAGCTGCCGTACGCGACGTAGTGCTCGGCGTCCGCGTCATTCGCGTTCAGCCCGAGCGAGCGGGCGGCGGCGGTGTACTCGGGTACCCGGTCGAAACCGGTCGCGTCCAGGCCGAACAGGTCCCGGGCGATGAGCATCTTGCTGCCCGGCCCGCAGCCGATGTCCAGGAACCGGATGTCTCCCCTGGTCTCCCTCGCCTCGGGCACCGCCTCAGCCAGCAGCGCCACGAAGGCCGGGGTGCTGAACGGCATCCACGGCGTGTACCGGCGGTCATTCTCGGGTACCTTGCGCTGCCACTGCTGGTCGAGCTGGACCGCGCGGCGCATGGTAGCGGCCACGACCTCCGCGCGGGAACTCACCCTTCGCCCGGTTCGGGCTGCGGGTCCGGCGGGTCCTCCCGCTCGGGAAGCTCCTGGCCGGGCCTCGCCCTCAGCCAGTCCGGTTTCTCGCCGCCGCGCTTCTCTGTTGCCGGAACCGCAGGCTGGTCCTCGTCAGCCATGATGCACATCCTCCTCGCGTCCCCCACGGATCGCAGGTTAGTCGGGCCACCTCAGCACATAGTACGGGCGGTTGAGATTTGCCGTGCTGGTTCTGCGAACATCCACGATATAGACGCAGGGCGGCACCTGATCAGGGATGATGCCCTCGTAGAAGCCGAACCGCACGATCGCGTCGAGCCAGGTCTGCGGGCTGGCCTGGCTGACGGTAACGGCGGGCGCGGCATCCCCGCGACCATATCCGTCCATGGCCGCGCAGTCCATCCACAGTTCCGGGGAGCCCAGCCCGCCGGGGGCCTCGTCCGGTATCCACCAGATACCCCAGCGCGCCGCCCGTTTCCACGGCAGGCCGGCAAGCCCGGGGAGGCCCGAGACGCTGGCAGTGGTCACCGGGCCAGGCTACCCGGGCGGGACCTGCTTACCCGGGTCTAGCCGGGATGAGGCGGCAGGGTCCAGCCGGAGTCCGGGCTGTAGATCCCGCTGGACAGGGCCGCCACGTCCCACAGCGCAGGCGACCGGGATTTCCCGGAGTACCGGGCGTAGCAGGCGTAGAACCACTCCCGGACCGAGGTCTCGCCGGCGGATTGCACCGTCTCGATCGTGAGGCCGTGTTCTCTCAGCAGCAGGGACAGGCCGTCAGCCATCCCGGCGTTGTCGGCCAGGTGGTCGAAGCCGCGTGCCAGGTACCAGGACCCGGCGAAACAGGGCAGCCTGGACGCCCAGTGACCGGGCGGGGGCGAGTCACCGAGGCGGGGTTCGCGTGACATGCCCTCGATGGTAAACCCGCAGTACCCGGATGGCTACCCTGCGCTAGCCCAGCATCCATTCCCTGTGTGCCATAGTCCACCGGACGGTGCGCTCCAGGCTGGCCCGGAACGGGACCGGCGGCTTCCAGCCCCGGGCGCGGATCTTTCCCGGGTCCAGGCCGTAATGGGGGTCGTGGCCCGGCCTGGCCAGGTGGAACTCCTCCAGCCGGTATTTCAGCGGCATCCCGGCGGCCTCCGCGATCATCTGCGCGAGTTCGAGGTTGTCGAGCCGGTCGGCGCTGGCGATGTTGTACCGGTCGGGTTCCAGGGCCTTGGCCGCGCCGGGTACGGCGTGCGCCGGGAACGCGGCCGGGATGCCCTGCCTCAGCAGGAAGACCACCGCGTCTGCCATGTTGCGCGCATGCAGGTAGTGCCGTGACCCGATGTTGCCGGGCGAGCCGTGGATGACCGCCTGCTCGCCGGACAGCACCGCGCGCAGCACCCTGGGCACGTACTTCTCCGGGTGCTGCCGCTCCCCGATCAGGTTCATCGTGTTCGTGATGATCACCGGGACGCCGTAGGTCCGCCAGTACGAGATGGACACGGCCTCCTGCGCGGCCTTGGACGCGGCGTAGGGGTTGGACGGCAGGACCGGCGCCCATTCCTTATGGCCACGGCCGGGGACGGAGACCGGGCCGTACACCTCGTCCGTGCTGATCATCACCACTGCTTCCGGCCTGAGCTTGCGGGCCAGCTCCAGGGTGTTCAGCGCGACCGCGAAGTTGTTCTCGCAGAACGCCACGGGATCAGTGATCGAGGTGTCAACGTGAGACTGGCTGGCCATCGCGATCAGGTAGTCCAGGCCGCCGCCCCCGGCCGGGCCGTGGATAGCGGCCATGGCCTGGACGCTGAACGGGGCGGTGAGATCGTGCGTGATCACCTGCACCCGGCCCAGCCACGCATCCCCGGCTGGCGTGTCGGGTGCCCCGCCGATCACCTGGGTGATCCGGTCGGCGGTGCCCCGGTGCCGGAACGAGTCGGTGGCGATCACGTCCCAGTCAGTCGTGCTCAGGATGTGCTCAAGAAAGTGGTGACCCGCAAATCCGCCCGCGCCTGTCAAGAGCAACCGGGTCATGTGCACGGCCTCCGCGAGCGAGAGAGTGGAGTGCGGCAGCTCCCCCGCCCCGAGATGAGCGGAGGCCGTGCGCTGGAGGCCAGGATACAGCGAGGTCCCGGTGCCTGCTCCCGGCACCGGGACCTCTCGTACGCCCCAGCATCACCTTGAGATCACCCGGGTTAGCGGCCCGGGTAAGTCCCACGATACCAAGCCCCGGACCCTGGACATGCAGTAGCTAACTGATTACTATCGGCAATGCGCGCCGGTAGCTCAGGGGACAGAGCTGCGGCCTCCGGAGCCGCGAGCGCAGGTTCGATTCCTGCCTGGCGCACTATCCTGGTCCCATGACACTTCTCGCATTCGGGGCCAGCGCGGGCAACAGCCTGGGCGGTACCGATACCAGCGACCTCCCCCGCAGTATCGTGCCGTGGTGGCGCGGCGGCACGCACCCGGTGCAGGTTCGCTAGCCTGGCCCCATGACACTGCCGGCATCCGCGTTCCCGCTATCCGTCTCCGGCTCGCGCATCCTGGGCGCGGACGGCTCCCCGGTCCGGCTGGCCGGGGTGAACTGGGGCGGCGCCTACCAGGACCACCACGTGCCGTCCGGGCTGCGCGAGCGGCCCCGCGCCGAGATCATCGGCTGGATCGCTGACCACGGGTTCAACCACGTCCGGTTCCCGTTCGCCCTCGGCTCGTTCGTCAGTTCCGCCGGGAACCTGGTCACCACGCCGGCCGACCCGGCCCGGCTGGCCGCCAACCCGGACCTGGCGGGCCTGAGCCCGTGGGAGATCTACCAGGTGCTCACGGACGACATGACGGCGGCCGGGCTGTACGTCATGATCAACCAGCACCTCCTGTTTCCCGGCATCTGCTGCTCGGACAGCGACGTCAACGGCCTGTGGTACAACGACAACTGGCCGTCGAGCACGTTCACCAGCACCTGGCTGATGATCGCGGAGCGGTTCGCGGCTAACCCGATGGTGGGCTTCGACCTGCACAACGAGCCGCGCCCGGCCAGTATCGGCGGGGCGGTCCGGACCCCCTCCTGGGGCTCCGGCGGGAACGGGTCCTTCCCGACTGATTTCCGCCAGGTGTACCAGAACACGATCGGCCGCATCCGCAGCGCCGTGGCGGCCGCCGGCTCGGATATCGTGCACCTGGCGGCCTGCGAGGGCCTGGCTTACGCCGGGGACCTGACCGGATGGGGCGCGCACCCGGTGACCGGGGCAAACATCATCGCCTCGGCGCACGACTACCCGTGGTTCCACCAGCACGCCGACAAGAGCCCGCAGACCTGGGCCGAGTACAGCGCCCAGAACGAGGCGAAGTTCGGCTACCTGGAGACCCAGGGCAAGGCCCCGGTGTGGATCGGGGAGTGCGGGTCGAACACCGATGCCAGCCGCCAGGACTTCAATCACGGCTGGTTCCCGAACTTCCTGCGCTGGGCACAGGAGAACGGCTCGCACTGGTGCTGGTGGACGCTGGACGCCACCGAGCAGCAGGGCACCGAGCCCGGTACGAACATCGTCAGGATCAAGGACGGCCAGGGCGAGGGTTTCGGGCTGCTGCACGGCCAGGACTGGCGCGCTACCCAGTCCGACACGCTGAACTTCCTGTCCCCGGTCATGCCGTAAGCGACGATCCCGGGGTACCGGCCTGCGAAAACACCAGAAAACGGCAGGTCAGTGGCAGCCGGCAACCAGGCTCTCCGCCTCCGGCAGGACCGTGACAGTATCAGGATGCCATGTTACGGTGTCCGCATAGTCAGTCACGGAAAGGAATCACCATGAACCGGTCCGCCATGAAGCACTGGTACTACGCATCCGCCGCCGCTGTTTCCGCCCTGGCCATCCTGGCTGTCGCCCTCGTGCCCTGGTCCTGGTACCACGCCTGATGCCCCGCTCGTTCGCGCCCATCCCGGAAGGACCGTACAGCACGAAGATCCTTGCCCAGATCCGCCGGATCCGCCGCCTTGAGCCGGAGCTGATCCTGGCTATCGAGGAAAAGGACTGCGAGATCTGCGGTGCGGAACCGGGACAGCTCTGCCGCCGGGTGAAGGGGCAGGGCACCGGGCAGCTCGCGTATTACCACGCCGCCCGCACCGGGACAGGGCTGCTGACTATCCCGGCATAGCGGTTACCGCGCCGGGAACAGGCTCTCGTAGGCGTCCGCCCAGCGCCGCCAGTGCTCCTCGATCGTGTGCCGGGCGGCCATGGCCCGCGCCGCCTCGCCCATCTTCGCGCGCAGCCCGTCGTCGCCGGCCAGCTCGGACATGTACCTGAGCCATTCGTGGTCGTAGCGGACCAGGAAGCCGCTGACCCCGTGCTCGATCACGGCCCGGTACGCCTCGCAGTCCGACGCGACGACCGGGATGCCCCGGGCGCCGTACTCGATGGCCTTGATGGCCGACTTGGACCGGCTGAACCCGGTGGGCCACAGCGGGCACAGGCCGATGTCGAAGTCGATCGAGCCGAAGAACTTGTCCGGGTTCTCGTTGACCTGGACCCAGGGCCGGAAGAACATCCGGTCGTCGGGCGCCTTGAACGTCTCCCGGTAGTCAGTGGCGTTGACCTGGAGGTCCCAGCCCGGGAACCGTTTCAGGAACCGGCGCACCGGCCCGGCCACCTGGCCGATGTCGATGCCGTGGCTGGCCGCGCCCATCCAGCCGACCCGGGGCCTCGGCCGCATCTGGTACCGGGGCAGGTCCAGCATCCGGGCCGGGATGCAGTTGGGCAGCACCGCCACGTTCGGGTTGAACTCGCGCATCACCTGCGCCAGCGGCTCGGTCGAGACGGTCACCAGGTCGGCCACGGCCGCCGCGTGCTCCACCGCGTCCCGGATGTCAGGCCGGGAGTAGAGCTGGTACGCCTGCCAGTTCTCCTGCGTGATCGAGAACACGTCGTCATCGGTCTCGTAGACCAGCCGGGAGTACGGGGTCCTGGCCCGGCGCCATATCTCCAGGCCCTTGTGCGTGTTCCACCGCTGCGCCACGATCACGTCGTGACCCCCCAGCATGGACAGCGTGATCGACGGCGGGTGCATCCGGTCGCCCGAATCCGCCCAGGTGACGTCGAACCCGTCGTGGCGCTCCAGCTCGCGCAGCGGCAGCTCCATCCGGTAGTACGCGCAGCCGGAACCGCCGTCGTGCCCGGCGAAAACCCTCACGCGCCGGCCAGGGTCAGCGCGAGCCAGAGCAGGAACAGCACGGCCAGCGCGATCAGGAACCGCCGCCGCCAGGCAGCGGCCAGGCCGGGGCACACGGCGGCGCTCATCCCGGCTTCCCGTTCCCGGCCGCCCTGGCCTGGTCGGCTATCCGCTGGGCCTGGCCGCGCACCGGGATGACCAGCGCCGAGCCGGACAGCGACCTGGCCAGCTCGGCCAGGGTGGCGGCCCAGTCGTCCGCGCCGGCCTTGTCCAGGATCACGGTGAAGGTGGTGGACTGGGAGCGGATGGTCGCCACGCCCCGCTCGCCGTCCGGGGTGGGGATCTTCCCGATCACCATGCTGACCGGGACCTCCGCGAGCAGGATGTTGCCGGTGTCGAACAGCGGCGGCAGCCCGTCCGCATCCAGGGACGGGGCCGGCGTCTCGCGCGGCGCTGGCTGGCTCATAGACCGCTCCTATCGGTAGGCGCTGGGCCATACATCAGAAGTCTCCGCGTCGACCCGGACGTGCCTGATCCCGGCCTGCATCCAGGCCCAGACAAGATCCCAGTCCTCGAACTGCCCGGCGTGGTCCCATCCTGCCACGTCCAGCAGCTCCGGGCGGTGCATGATCATCGGGGTGCCGACGTTGCCGCACGCGACCGGGCCTAGGCCGATGACGGCCTCGCCGTGCGGCCCGTGGGACAGCATCCGGGACACCGCGAACCCGGCCTCCGGGTCGGCGTCGAGCGCGGCGGCCAGCAGGTGGCAGTGCTCCGGCCGCAGCGCGTCGTCGTCGTCGCAGTAGGTGATGTAGTCGCCCTGGGCGATCTCGCAGGCGTACGCGCGGGCATGGTGGCCGTAGTGGTCCTCCGGGTCGTGCCCGGCCAGCTCGCGGTAGTACACGGACCGCCAGCCTTCCAGCCACGGCGAGGCCAGCCTGGCCAGCAGGGCGGTGTCCGGCCCGTCGCTGATCACCAGGTGCTCCAGCCGGGGGTGGCCCTGTTTCTGGACGGACGGGATGCACCGCTCCAGCAGCAGGTCGTGCCGCTGCCAGGTGGGGGTGACGACGGTGACCAGGGGAACGCCGCTCATCGGTCCAGCTCCTCCAGTGCCCCGTCCGGGAGGTACTGCCGCAGCCTCGGCAGGTCGCAGGTGAAGATCCGGCCGAAGGTAACCGGGTCCGCGTCCGGGTCGTCCTTGACCTGCTCCAGCCGGGCGACGACCGACAGCAGGTCCAGGACCGGCAGGGCCACCATGTCGTAGGCGTACGCCTGGAGCCAGGTCACGGCCGCCTGGGCGCCCTGGTCTTCCGGCCACGGGTCGGGCACGACCCTCAGCCGGCTCACCGGGAGACCGCCTTGTTGACTGCGTTATCCAGGACCCCGATCATCCGGTCGACCCGGCCGCGCTCGTGCAGGTAGTCGGCCCGCAGGGTGTGGTAGTCGCCCGAGCCCTGGTAGTGCCGCAGCAGCGCGTCCAGCAGCGCCCGGCCGAGGTCGTCGTCCAGCCGGATGGTCGGGTCCACGTCGCCGGTCTCGTGCGGGTCCAGGTCGGCCCACTCGGTCCACCGGCCGCCCTCGGCCACGTGGAGCACCTGGCGCGGCATCTCGCCAGGCTTGCGGCTGATCCAGACGGAGATGCCGTCCGCCAGCATGTCCTCGCTGATCCTGACCTGGATCACGTGACCTCGCTCCGTTCCGCGATCTCCGGCACGCCGTCCGCGTAGTTCAGGGTCAGCTCTACCCGCCTGCCATCCAGCCCCGGGTCCGCGCCGTCGTCCTCTACCAGCCGCCAGGCCGAGGCCGGGATGTGCGGGCTGGACGGGCGGACGCCGTACTCCGCCAGGTGCTCCGGCCCGGCCAGCCGCAGCCCCGGCGGCCACTTCATCCCGGGGTGGAACAAGCTGTCGGTAACCAGCATCCAGTACCGCGCGCTCACTCGATGATCCTCCGCTCGGAGATGTACGGCCTGCCGTCCTCGGCCCGGACGACGATGCTGACCTTGCGGCCATCCAGCTCCGGGTCCGCGCTGTCGTCGGTGAACTGCTGCCAGTGCATCGGGGGCAGCGGGCCGGGCCTGCACGCGGGCTGGCGCAGGTCCGGGGGCAGGACCGGCCGCACTCCCGGCGGCCAGATCGTATCCTCGCTGGTGAACAGCTCATCGGAGATCAGCACCCAGTACGTTGCGCTCACGGCCCGTACGGCCACCTCTCCGGGATGTTGAGGTCGCGGTTGAACGAGGCCAGCCGCTCCGGGGTGAACGGGGTGCCGCCCAGCTTGGCGATGTCGTCGCTGAGCCCGCCGGGTCCCTCGCGCCGGGAGTAGGCGTGCCAGGCGGCCAGGTCGGCGGCGGTGCGGGCATAGCTGCGGGCGTAGGTCTCGTCGTGCGCGGCGCCGGTCGTGTAGTGATGATGGGGCAGCAGCACGTCGCGCAGGAACTCGTGGCCGCAGGCCAGGCACCAGGCGTACCAGGCGACATCGACGTACATGTGGCTGATCTCCGGCGGGCCGAAGTAGCCCAGCGTCCTGACCACCCCGGCGCGCATGAAGATGTGGCAGCTCAGCGACCCCGGCTCCCGGCCCGGGTACAGGTCGTTGGCGAACGCGAACGGCTGCCGCTCCAGCGCTTGCAGGATCTCGGTGTCCCAGCCGTCCGTGGCGCAGGTGTTGTCGTCTCCGACGTGGCCGACCGCATCGAAGTCGCCCAGGGTCATCAGGGCCAGGTGGTTGACCCAGGCGGTGACGTAGCGGAGCCCGTCCTGGATCACGTAGCCGGGTCCGGCCGGGTAGTCGTCCCGGCGCGGGTCGTCGGCGTCCAGGCCGACCAGCAGGGCCGTGGACGCGGTGCAGGTGCGGCGCATCGACTCCCACAGCCGGCCCGCGTTCCCGGGCCTTGACCGGCTGGGCACGAGCAGGCCCAGGGTCGGCAGGGTCGGCAGGCTCGCGTCCGCCACGATTCCCGTAGAGCTGGGGCTGTTCAGGTTCACGTCAGCAGCTCCCTTCCGCGACGAGGACGGTCAGCCACCGGTAAGCGGGCAGCGGCGGGATCGCCTCCGGCGGCACGGGCGTCCGGGCGGTCTTGAAGGTGTCGCCCGTCCGCTCGCGGTACAGGTAGACGGGCGGGCCGGGAATGAACGCCTCGCGCTTGCACCGGCCTGCCGCGATCACCCCGTTGCCCCACCGGATCTCGGCCTCGTAGCCGCCGGCCCAGGTCCCGTCGAGGGCGATGTCGCGGCGGACGGGGTTGAACTGCATGACCGACCGCTGGAGCCGTTCCGGGCTGTTGTGCCAGCGCGGGCAGTCCAGCGAGTGGGTGACCGGGACCTGCGGCACGCCGTCCCGGGTCCAGGCCACGTTGAAGCCCACGTAGTCCGGCCTGCCGCGCAGCGCGGTGGTGACCCGGGCCACCCCGTCCGGGGCGAGCAGGTCGTCGTCGTCTATGCAGGAGACGTACTCGGCGCCGCTGGCGTTGACGAGGGCCTGGGTCTTATCGCCGTACGAGACGGTCAGGTTGTCCCGGTAGAGCAGCACGCCGACGCCGTGCATCCGGTAGGACGGCGGGGCGACCTCTATCTGCCGGTCCAGGTCGGCCAGCAGCTCGGTCAGGGTGGCGTGCCGGTGCGGGATGGTGGCGATGAGCAGGTCCCAGGCCGGCAGGTGACCGAACCGGCCGTAGCCGCGCCGCGCCCCCGTCACCGCTCCTCCCGGAACCGGCCGTTGGCCTCGCTGACCGCGCGCAGGAACACCGGGTCGTACCCGGCCTCGGTGCTGGCGGCGATCAGCGCGGCCAGGTCTTTCGGCCAGCACGACCCGCCGAACCCGGGCGGGAACCCGGCCATGGCCGTGTAGGCCGGGCGCACCCGGGTGTCGCACAGCCACGCGGCCCGGACCTGCTCCCAGTCCGCCCCGGCCGCCGCGCAGACCCGGGCCATCTCGTTGACGAACGTCACCCGCGCGGCCCAGTGCAGGTTCGCGGTGTACTTGGCCAGCTCGGCCTCGGTCGCGGTGCACTCCCAGATGACGCCGGGGAAACTCATGTCCAGCCGGGGGCGGAAGAACTGCCGGGCCTCCGGGCTGCCGCCCAGGATCAGGTACGGCACGTCGGCCGATCCCGGCCACGGGCCATCGCTCCGCTCGGTCAGGAACTCCGGCGCGTGCGCGACCAGCCGCCCCGGGCAGCCGCGCGCCAGGCCGTCCGTGGTGCCTGGCGGGACGGTGGACCGCACCAGCGCCGGCAGCCCGGCGGGCAGCGCCCCGATCGCGGCGCGCACGGCGCTGACGTCGGCGTGCCCGCCGGGACCCTGCGGGGTGCCCACGGCGATCACCGCGAACTCGCACCCGGCGATGGCCCCGGCCGGGTAGGGCTCCTCCCGGGCGATGTCGTACGTCACGACGTCCCCGAACAGCTTCTCCTGCGCCCGGCCGACCACGCCCATGCCGATCACCGCGACGCTCATCTCAGCAGCCTCGCGTTCTCCGGCAGCCGGGTCGTGTCCTCCTCGTACGCCGCCCCCGAGCGCGGCCCCTTCGTGAAGACCAGGACGCGGGTGTCCGCGAGGGCCTTCCAGGCGTGCGGGATGCCGGCCGGCTCGGTCACCAGGGAGCCCGGCCCGTGCTGGGCGGTGTGCACGCCGTCGTCCTCGGTCCAGGCGACGAGCAGCAGCCCGGCCACGACGTAGGTCCACTGGGTGGTGCGCTGGTGAACGTGGTTGCCCCGGATGCCGCCTTCCCAGGTGACGATCTCGGTCACGGCGTCGACCTGGCCGAGGAGATCCTGGATGACGCCGCGCTCGTCCTCGTACCGGTCAGCCACGGCCGTACTCCCGGTACAGGTCCGGGCCGAGGGCCTTGAGCAGGTCCCGCTCCGCGCCGTTCTCCAGGCCGTGGGCGCGGCAGGCGTGCCCGGCCAGCGCCCGGACGTAGGCCACCAGGTCGCGCATCCCCTGGACGTCGATCAGGTACCGCGTCTCGGGCGGCAGCAGCAGCGGGAACTCCATGATCCGCCCGGCCAGGTCGTCGTAGACGCTGAACGGCTGGCCGTCTTCATCCAGCTCGTACCGGAACGGGTCACGGGGAATGTAGAGCGGCTTGTCGATCCCGTGCGTGGTGGCGGCGGTGAGGACGCCGAGGGCGTTCATCCGGTCCAGCCGGTCCAGCGCCCGCAGCGCGGTCAGGACTGACGGGTCGTCCGGCTTGCCGTTCTTGGCGTGGTGCTCCCCGGCAGCCCGCGCGATCCGCTGCCGGGCCTGCTCGCTGAACGGGCTCCCGGCCAGGTAGTCCAGCGTCCGCTTCCCCAGCTCGCCAAGGCTCACGTGCAGGTCCGGGGCGCGGTCCATGTTGTGGAACCAGACGGCGGCCCGCAGCTCATCCTGGTCAAGGTCCGGCAGGTGGGTGATCTGCGTCGCCCGGGTGCACATCCGCAGGACGTGGCTGGTGTCGTGGCCGGGAACGACGGTGCGCGCCTCGTAGGCCGGGGTGAGCTGGTTCTCCAGCCAGGCTAGCCATGCGGGGATGGTGTCAGCCACGGTAGTACCTCGCTTGCGGTAGCGGCACGATGAACTTCCCCTCGTACCCGGCTGCGCGCAGCTTCGGCACCACCGAGTCCGCGACGTGCCAGCACAGCAGCAGGGCGGTCGGCGGGGCGTCCTCGGTCAGGGCCTTCTCGTCTACAACGGGGATCATGGTGCCGGGGATCGTGCTGCCGATCTTCGGGTGACCGGGAACCTCCACGACCAGCCGGAGCCAGCGTTCCAGCCCGGCGTAGTGGATCAGGGGCGTGGCCCGGGTGGCGGCGCCGACGCCGTAGACCGGGCCGTCCTCGCCGGCGATCTCCAGCAGGCGGCAGAGCTGGTCCCGGGCCGCAATCGCGCGGTCCCGGAGGCTGCCGGGGCGGCGGGCGGCGTACACCCGGAATGACCCGCCGTGAGTGGCGATCTGCTCGGTCCGGGTGATCATGAACCCGTGCTGCTCCAGCAGGCGGCCGAGGACGGGCGGGGTGTAATACAGCAGGTGCTCGTGGTACACGGTGTCGATCTGGAGGCCGGCTTCGACCGAGGCGAAGTCGTGGTTCTCGCAGATGAACGTGCCGTCCGGGGCTAGCGCCGTGGCCACGCCGTCCAGGAACCCGTGGATGTCGCCAGTGTGGGCCATGACGTTGGACGCGGTGATGACCCGGGCCTGGCCCATCCAGGCAGCGATATCCCCGGCCAGCTCACGCGACCAGAACGCCTTCTCCACCGGGACGGATCTCGCGCGGGCCAGATCCCCGGCGCCGGTCGGCTCCACGGCGAGCACCCGGGCGGACGGCATCTTGCGGCGGACCAGGGCCAGCATGGTCCCGTCGTTGGCGCCGATGTCGATGATCAGCCCGGAGTCATCCAGCAGCAGCGCGGCCTCGGTGGCCAGGTTCCCGAAGTGCTCGCGGAGCGCCCGGGTGCTGCCGGTGACGTACGGGTGGTCGTCGGGGAACACCCGGTCGCGGGGTACTTCCCAGGTCGCCTGCACGAGCCCGCACCGGTCGCACTGCTGGAGGCCGAGCGGGTACCGGAACCCGTCGTCCCGCTCGGCTAGCGGCTGGAGGCCGAGATCCAGGACCGGGGCCAGGCAGCCGCCGTGGCGGCAGCCGTAGCAGAAGACGACCGGATGGCCCGGCAGGTCGTCCGGCAGCAGCGTGCGGGGAGAGCGGGTGTCGCCTGGCATGGTGCCAAGATACCCGGATGGCTACCCGTTGTCCCGGTACCAGGCCACGGTCTCGCGGAGTCCGGCGGCGAACGGGACGGCGGTCATCCTGCCGCCGAAGGACAGCTTGCAGATCTTGGCCAGGTCCGGCAGGCGGCGGGGCGGCGATCCGGACGGCAGCGTGCCGGGCTCCAGCTTGACCTGCCGGCCGTAGAACTCCGCGACCAGGCGGGCGACCTGGCTGATGGTGATCTCGTTCATCGTGCCGACGTGGTAGATCCCGGCCGGGGTGCCCCGGTGCAGCAGCGCGTCAAGCTGGCTGGTGCAGTCCCCGATCCAGCAGAACGAGCGGGTCTCCTGGCCGGAGCCCTGGATGCGGAACGGCAGGATGGCGTCCGGCGACGGGCTGTCAGCGATGAGCTGGTTCATCCGCAGGCAGAACTCGGGGATGACGTGCTCTCTGCCCATGTCCGGGCCGTAGATGTTATGCGGCCGGGCGATCACCACCCGGTCCAGCACCCCGGACCGCTGCCAGGCCAGCGCGGCCAGCTCGCAGGCGATCTTCCCGCCGCCGTAGCTGTACCGGGGGTTGAGCGGGTCCGGCACGGTCAGCGCGATGTCCTCCGGGGTCGGTACCCGGCTGGCCACCTGGTACGCCTCGGAGCTGGAGATGAGCAGCAGGTCGCCGCAGCCGGTGACCGCGCAGGCGTCCAGCACGGACAGGATGCCGCGCAGCGCGACGTCGAGCACCAGGCGCGGCTCCGCGTAGAAGGTCTGGGTGCCCTGGACGTACGCAGCGTGGACCACGGCGTCGCAGCCGTGCATGGCCTGGACCACGGCGGCCGGGTTGCGGACGTCGCCCTGGTGGACGGCCAGGTCGGCGCCCTGCGGGAGGCGGTCCCGGCGGCCCCGGCTGAAATCGTCCAGGACGCTGACCGCGTGGCCGTCGTCCAGCAGGCGCCGCGTGAGCGCCGATCCGATGAACCCTGCTCCTCCGGTGACCAGGTATCGCATGAGCACGGCTCCGTCCGGGAGTTCCTGGCAGCTCCCCGGGCGGGTGACAGGGGCCGTGCTCTGTAGAACAGGGTAGCCAGCGGGCGGCGTGCTGTCAGGGTCCGGTCGTGATCGCAGTCGCCGTGGGGGTCGCGGACGGGCTGACGGAGGCCGTCGCGACAGGGCTGCCGGACGTCGCGGTCGCCGTGGGGACCGCCGTGGTCGCGGTCGCCGTGGGGGCCGCCGTGGGGGTCCGGGCGGGCGTCGCGGTCCGGGCCGGCGGCGCGGTGACTGTCGTGGTGCGCGAGACAGGCGACGGGTGCGGCCGTACGGCAGCCGTGGCCGTTACCGTGACCGGAGCCGGGGCCGTCGCCTGCGGGACCTTGGTGCCCTGGCCCTTGAACCCGCCCGGGGTGGTCACGATGACGGACGGGGCGCGGACCGGGTACGAGGTGGTCGCGTACTTGACCCCGGCGGCCGACAGCGCGAGCACGATGACGGCGAGGTAGGCGACGGCCTGCCAGGCTTTCCGGCGCGGCGTCTCAGGTACCAGCCACCGCCTGATCCTGCTGCCCATCTGCCCAGGCTACGCCGGCTCCCAGCGCCACCGGCCCCCAGACGGCTCGCACCTGATCACCGCGCCGTTACCGGCTATCCCGCTGGCGCCGTGGTCGGATTCGCGGCAGAACTCGCCTGCCCGGTAGCAGTTCCCGCCGCTGGTCACCGGGTGGCACGCGGCCGGGGCGGGGGCGGCGGCTGCGGGCGGCGGCGAGGACGTGATCCTGACAGGCGGCGGGACAGAACTGGACGGTGCTGGACGTGGCGGGACGGAACTGGACGCTGCCGGGCTGGCCGGGGTGACGACTCCCAGCACCTTCTCAGCCGTGGTCCAGTTGCCCGCGATGGCGAGCTGGGCCTTGTGCAGCCGGTCCTGCCCGGCGGCCCCGGATACGGCGCACACCCAGGCGTGCAGGGCGTTCTCCACCACGTCCTTGGGGTTGGGCGTGGGCGGGACCTCGGGCCACAGGTTGGCCGCGTCGTTGGCGCCGCCCAGCTCCAGGCTCACCAGGTGGTCCAGCTCGGTCCTGGTGGTCCTGGGGATGCTGTAGGCCGGGTACGCCTGGTTGTACTTGAACGCCTGGGTCTGCGACACGGGCGGCCGGTACGCCTTGGTCGAGTAATGGCCCGAGCACAGTATGGCGGCGGTGATCACCGGGTCGTAGGCGCCGGGCGTGCAGGAGCGGTCGGGGAGCTGGGCGGGGTCCTGGCCCTGGGCGTGGCAGGGTCCGTGCAGCGTGCCGGTCACCTGGCCGGGGTCGTGCACGGCGGCCAGGCCGGGCACGGTGCCGGAGGGCGAGGGCGTGGCCGGGGACGAGACGGGGGACGGCGTGCGGCTGTGCCTGGCGGCGGGCTGGCTCGCGGTGCCGGACGACGTGCATCCCGCTATGGCCAGCAGTACGCAGGCAGCGGCCAGGGTGCGAGCCCGGCAGTGGTTCACGGTGTCAGGATACGCGCCGCCGGTTCCGGATTACCGCTACCAGGCGCAGGGCTATCGTGGCCGCCAGCATGCCGGTGACGAGCCAGGCGTGCAGCACGGCCGGTAACCAGTAGTGGCGGCGCGGGCCGATCGCGTGCCCGGCCACCCCGGCCAGCATGAGGATCAGGCCGATGACCAGCACGATGATGCCGAGGGTCCAGAGGATGGCGATGCCGGTCAGGAAGCCCAGGATCAGCAGGATGACGCCGAGGAGGATCATGGCCGGCTCCTACCCGCCGAACAGCAGGGCAAGCATGTAGAGCGCGAGCCCGGCAGCCACCAGGGTGCCCCAGATCTGGCGCGGCGCGATGAACCAGGCCAGGAACGCGGCGATGATGAACGCGATGAAGGCGATCAGGATCAGGAACCCGTGCGCGCCGCTGACGGTGAACGAGCTGGCCAGCGGGGCGGCGGCAGCGAGATGAGTCATTTCGTCCGGTCGTCCTTGTAGTCGTGGCCGTTGTCGCGGTTCGCGTGGCTGGCCCGCTCCAGCCCCGGGGGCTGCGGGACCCCGGCGCCGGCCGCGTTCGAGGCGGCGGTGCCGGAGACCAGGCCGGGATGGAGCGCGGGCGGGTACTGGCGGGCGAGGTCGCTCATGTCTGCTCCCACCCGCCTTCCCCGGACTCGAAGTCACCGGTGGCCTGCCCGGACTCGAAGCTGGCCGGGCCGGAATTGGCGTCCACTGACTTCCACGGCCCGGCCGCAGAGCTGGACGTGGCGTCCCAGGGCTGGCCCGGGACCTCGGGGGTTGACGTGACTCCGGACGGGACTCGTGGCATGACAGTCTCCTAGCTGGTCTTCTTCCAGGACGGGGGTGACAGGCCCGGGTCCCCGGCGGTCGCGCGGGCCTGCGGCTTGCCATCCTCGCCGGGCTGGGTCGGCTGCTGCGTCTGCACCCCCGGCGGGTGCACGACGACAGCCTGGTTCAGGTCGTTGCCGAGATCCCCGGACGCGCCGCCGGGAGCGGTCATCGCGTGCTCCTGCGACCACACCTGGTTCCCGGCGTGCTGCGACGTGGGCACCAGCGCGGACACCGGGTCGCCGGGCAGCAGCCCGGACAGGTCTTCCACGGCTCAGCCCCGGACTGCCCGGCCGCCGCGCATGACCCGGCCGCCGCCCGGCTGGAACCGGCTGGAACCGGCCTCCGGCTCGTTGCCCTTGAGGCCGGGGAGCTGCGGCCCGCCGGAGGCGTAGCCGTCGTCGTTGGCCTGGGTCCAGTCCTGCGGGCCGCCCACGCTGTCGCTGACGGTGATGTTCTCGTAGGTCAGGACCCCGGACCCGGGCCTGGTGAACTCCACCGAGTCCGGGCCGCCGCCGGAGGTGGGCGTGGTGCCCTGGCTGCCGGGGGCGCCGGTCTGGGTGATCTCCGACTCGCTGATCCCGGTCAGGCCGTCCTGGGTCTGGCCGGGCTCGTTGGTCGGGTCGGGCGTCCCGGATGCGCCGGCCGTGCCGGGGGCTCCGGTGCCGTCCGGGAGCGTGCCGCCGAAGATGCCGTGATCGGAGCCGGGCGGGTACTGGCCGGGCTCCAGGGTCGGGTCGCCGCCGCTGCCCCGGCCCGAGACCCTGGTCGAGCCGGCGGTCTGCTTGCGGTTGTCGTAGCCGGGGTAACTGTCGGCCATCAGGACTCCTCTGGGTTGGCTCCCGGCTCCTGACGGCCTCGGGCTGTTCAGTTGCTACCCAGCATAACTGCCGGGACTCACGTCAGCGCTTACCTGGCGCCGGCCTTCTCCGCTGGCGGCTCTCCCCCGGCCGGGTCGGATTCGGCCGGCACGGGCCGTACCTCAGCCTCGGCATCCGCCTGGGACGCCGGGCGGATGCCCTCGCCCTGGACCGGCTTGCCCGGGTTGCCGGGCACCTCCGACCCGGGGGCGCCCATGATCCCGGCCTTCGCGTACGCCTTCGCGCTGGCGGCGTCGGCGGCCCGCAGCGACGGGTCGGGCTCCTCCGCGCCGTCCCGGGCGCCCGCCTCGGCTTCGACCTGAGTGGGGGGCCTCGGGTCGGTGAAGTCCCGCTCCCCGGCCTCGGCCGCCCCGGTCTCGTCAGCCTTGGCCTCGTCATCCTTGCTCATGGTGCTTCCCTTCCTGGACCGGTCAGAGCCGGCCCCCGTAACGGCTCATCAGGTCGGCCTTGGTCATGGCGGTGGCCTCGGCCGGGTCGGCAGCGTGCGCCTGGATGGCGTAGTCGATCCAGGCTTGCTTGGGCGCGGACGGGGGCGGGGCGACGGCCGGCTGGACGGCATCCGGCTCGGCTGGCGGGTCGGCCGAAGCGTCACCGGTCACCACGGGCTCGGCCACGGTCTCGGCTACGGGCCAGGGCTCGGCCAGCGTGCCCGGCGGCACCTCGTCTGCGGGCTCCGGGTCCGGCACAGGGTCCGGATCGGGCTCGGGGTCTGCCGCCCCGGCCTCCACGGCGTTCTGGCCCAGGATCAGGTCGTCGGCCTCCCAGCCCGGGACGTCGATCTCTCCTCCGGCGGGCGGCCACCTGCGGCCGTCGTGCCGCTCCCCGGACACGCCGATCAGCATCCGGACCTTGCGCGTTCCAGCCACTTCCCTGCTCCTGCCTGGAGACTGGCCCCCGGCCCGCGCCAGCTCACCGCAGCGGCGCGGGCCGGGAACTCCGACTACGTTGCGGCGCCGACGTAGACCTTGATCGCGCCGGTACGGTCGACCAGGGTTCCGTCGCCGCGCAGGATCGCGCGGAACGTCACGAGGTCAGAACCGAACGCGAAGTCGTCAGACCTCTCGAACCGGACCCCGCCCACCAGGCGGACGAAGTATTGCGAGAAGTCACCGAAGGCGATCGACTTCGCAGAGGTGGCCTGAGCTGGCATGAAGGGATCGGCAACGAGCGGCTTGCCGAGCAGGAGGTCCGGCGAGCCGAGCACGGCCGAGGGCTCCCAGATCGGGCGTCCTACGGTGTCCGTGATCTTCCTGAACCCGCCGATGGTCTTGTCCGCTGCGAGCCAGTAGCAGGAGCGTGACTGCCTGTAGGGCGCGATCACGCTGTACTCCAGGTCCACCAGGTTCGCGTAGCTGGGAGCACCGGAGACGCCGGTCACCGCGCCGGTCACGCCGGTCGTGGCGGTGGTGACGATCCCGGACGGCTGGTTGGTGCCGGTGCCGTTCACGAGGTCGTTCCCGAATGCGTTGCCGAGCGCGCGGCCGGCCTGCATGGCGAGGTAGCCGAGCAGGTCGACAGCGGTGTCGTCAATCAGCTCCCGGGCGACCTGGAGCATGATCCCGTACTTCCACGCAGACAGCGGCTGCATCGAGAACGCGGGGTCCGAGGTGGCCAGGTTGCCGGCCTGGGCCGCCGACGCCGCCGTGGAGTGCGCGGTCGTCTTCGGCACCTGGAGCGTTTCGCCGCCCCCGGTGTTGAGGACGGTGGGTCCGCACTGCATGACACCCGAAACTTCGATCAGGTGCGCGATGAGCATGTCGTAGAAATCCGTAGGAATGATCGAAGATGCGTTGGTACCCTGCGCACCTGTCGTCAGAACACGGTAGTTGATCGGGCCGAGAGCCGGGTCCCTGCGGACCTCCAGGTGACGCGGAGCGCCCTCCTCGCCCCTGGCCCACTTGCGGACCTCCTCCAGCATCTTCCGCCCGCCGGCGGTGCGCTGGGCCTGGCCCTGCTCGGGCTTCTTGCCGGAGAGCGCGTCGAACGCCTCGTCGGCTTCCTTCTGCCGCCTCTCCGTGTCCAGGACCGCGCGGATGCGCGTGTCCATCTTGCCCATCTCCTCCTGGTGGGCGTCCCAGCGGCCCTGCTCCTCATCGGTGAGGGCTCGGTTCTCCTCGGCGGCCGTCTCCGCGATGGCCTTCGCCTCGTTCCAGATGTTCATCCGGCGGTCGCGGAGCCTCTTTGCGACTTCTGATGCCATGGTGATCTCCATTTCTGTGATGGCATCTGCACCGGCTCCGTCCGTTCACCTGAGAGGGTGGCTACGGCCACGGCAAGTTTTCTTTTTTCGGTCCTGAGCTGGCTAGTCTTCGCTCGCCCAGGGGTCTTCCATGTTGTTCTGGAGGGACAGGAGCGCCTGCGCGCCGGTCATCGCGGCCCGGGGCTTGGCCCGCGTGGGCGCCTGCGGGATCTTCCGCTGGCCGTTGTCGGAGCGCTTGAAGAACTCCACGCCGCGCCCGGACTGGAGCATCGAGCGGACCTCATCGGGGTCGCCCTGCACCCAGGTGGCCAGCGATTCGATGGCCCCGTTGAGCGCGCGGGCGCCGGACGTCGCATCCGGGTACGCCGGGTCGAGAACCGGCGCCACGTCCACGAGCTGGACGTCCAGCAGGGTCCGCATCGGGTAGTTGAACTCGCTCAGGCCCCACTCGTCGCCGCCGGGGTAGACGCGGAAGGCGAACGAGCTGTGCCGGACGTCGCCCCGGGTCACGTACTCCAGCACGTCGGCCCGCGCGTTCGGGGGCTGCACCTCGTAGACCAGGCCGGTCTCGTCGGTAGCCAGCCGGAGCGTCCGGGCGTGCGTGGTGCCGAGCAGCCAGTCGTCCTTGTGGTTGTACCTGCACACCACGTCCGGCCAGCCATCGGCCTTGGCCGAGTTGAATGCCGACCGGTTGACCTGCTCCACGAACCCGCCCAGCTTCCGCGACAGCTTCTCGTAGCAGGCCGCGTAGCCGTAGATCAGCGACGGGCCGTGCTCCTGGGTGCGGATCTCGGGCGGGAACCGGGTGAACCGGCGCTCCGGCCAGCCCTCCAGGTTCACCTCCATGCCGAGCGCGGCCCGCTGGTCCCCGGTCACGTTGATCTTGAACTTGCGGGCCGCCTGGAGGATCTTGGGCATGGCCGACTTGCCGTGCGGGCTGTCCGGTGCCCGTGACAGGGCGTTCCGGGTGTGTGCCTCGTCGTGAACAGGAAAGTGACGCTTGCCTCTCGGCGTCGTCTTGCCCATCTGGTCCTTGGTGCCGCCCGGCTCGATATATGCGAACGCACTATCGGGCAGATCGTTGATGGCGGCAGTGGTTAGTTCAGCCATCTGAATTTGCCTTCCCTATCTGCTGCTGACCCATCATTGATCAGCCCCGTTACTGCCGTTGACACCGCTCAGCACCACCGTCCTGGGCGCCGGTATCCACGCGCCCACGAACTCAGGCTCGTCACGCCGGCCGCCGATGCGGCCCCAGGAGCCATGGCCGCGATCGTGCTTGCCGGGGGCGAACCGTCCGTACTCCCTGGCGAGATCCTGGACGGCGTGCTCGGGGAGCATGATGCCGAGCCGCCCGAAAGCCTCAGCTATATCACGCACGTCACGCAGGTCAGCGCCGCCGCGCCAGCCGTTACCGCCTCGCTGCTGCCCGACGATCGTGCCAAGCTCCTGGGCCGGGGTGGTCGTCACCGGGGGCACGCCCGGCATGTCCGGCGCGACCAGGCCCTCCTTCTGCATCTTCTCCAGCCGGTCGGCGGCCAGGTCCATCTCCAGCGTGATCGAGTCCAGCATCGAGTTCGGGATGGCGCGGATCGACCGGGACATGGCGACCATGACCTCCAGCGGGATGTTCTCCCCGCCGGCCTTGCCCGGCAGCGGCGGCAGGTCTTCCAGGTCGCGCAGCTCGTCGGTGCTGCGCAGGCCGATGGCACGCTGCTGGGCGTAGATCTCGGTGCGGGTCTTGAGATCGGTCTTGAGCATGGCATCGGCATCGAACCGGCAGTACCGGTTGGCGGGGAGGATCTTGAAGAAGGCGTGCTCCAGCCGGACCAGCCACGGCCGGAGCGCTTCGATGATCTGGAGGGTGGACTGCTCCACGTTCGAGTACGTGAGCGAGTCGCCCCGGCTCCCGCCGATCCGCTCGGCCGGGAGCCCGAGGACGGCGGCCACCTGCGAGGCGTTCATGCGGATCGCGTCAATGAACTGGGCCTCGCTCGGGGGCACGGTGACCGGCTTGTAGTCCCAGTCGCGGCCGTACACCAGGGGCTCGCGCCGCCGGATCGTGGCGGTGAGCATCGCGCGGATCTCCTCGGCCTGGTCCGTGTCGATCTCTATCTCGCTGTTCTGGAAGGTACCGGGAGGGAACCCGCCGGCCCGGTACCAGTCGGTGCCGTACCGCTGCGCCTCGATCCCGCTCAGGATGGTGAGGGCGAAGGCGCGCAGCAGCGAGATGGCCTCCGTGCGGCCGGCCAGGCTGAACGCCTTGACGTGGAACAGCTCGTTCCGGTCCATGAGACGGCCGTAGACGTAGATCCGCGTCCGCATCGGGTTCCACGGCTGCATCTCGTCATCGACGCAGTTGACGTCATCGGGCGGTATCCACTCAATGCCGGCGGGGAACCCGTAGCCGTCGCGGTTGGTGATGTAGCCCCAGGCGTTGCCCTGGAGGACCAGCGACGTCATCAGCGTGAACAGCCAGTCGAACAGGGTCCCGTCCACGCTGGGCTGGTCGAAGATCGACGGCCCGGTCCACCGCTGCGCCGCCCCGCTGCTGGTCCGGGTGTAGATCTTGATCGGCAGGGCGGCCACCGAGTCGGCCAGCAGCCGGGCTCCGGCGTACAGCGCGGGCAGGCCCAGCGCCTCATCCTGGCCGTAGAACGCCCTGGTGGGGTGGATAGGGCCGCCCTGGGAGAACTTCCAGAACGGGGAGTCCCAGGGACGCCAGGGCACACCGCCGATGACGCGCTGCTCGGCACGACTGGCCTGGATGCGTTCGACTAGCCCCACAGGGCCGGGACTCCTCGGCTCGGGACGGGCGCCCAGCTCCGTTCCGGCCGTGGGCAGTGACTAACTCACAGGTTACGCCACGTCAGCGTGATAAAGCGATCACCAGCCGGGTAACGGCGTCCCAGGAGGCTCAGACGGCGGCCTGGGCCGGGTTGCTCCGGGCGTAGTAATCCAGGGTGACCTGGGGCACGTGGGTCCAGGTGACCCCGGCTTCCAGCCACCGGTCCACCAGGTCCCAGTCGGCGGGACGGCCGGACGGCTGCCAGCTCGCGACCTCCAGCAGCCCGGCCCGGTGCACGATCAGCGACGTGTCGACCTGGCCGAACACGGGCCGGGGGCAGCCGATCTCCCAGGTCTTGCCGATTTTCCCGTTCCGGCACAGCGCCCGGCTGTAGGCGAAGGACACGTCCTCGCGCCCGATCGCGTCCGCGAGCAGCCGCAGGTGCCCGGGGCGCCAGGCGTTGTCGTCGTCCAGGTAGGCGATCAGCTCCCCGGTGGCCAGCCGGGTCCCGGCAATCCTGGCCCAGATCCCCCGGTTCGGCGCGGGCCGGTGCTCCGGCAGGAATACCACCCCGGGCAGGCCGGCCAGGGCCGGGTCAGGACCGTCGCTGACGATGACGTGCTCCACCTCGCCGTCGTAGTCCTGCGCGAGCACGGACGGGATGCACCGGGTTAGCAGCAGCCGGGCGCGCTGCCAGGTGGGGGTGATGACGGAGACCTTCGGCCGCCGGGCCAGCACGGCTGCGGTGAGCGTGCGGACGGCTTTTGCAGCGACACGGAGCATATGCACGTGCACGAGAATGACCGCGCGGACGACGTGCGGGTGGGCGGCCATGGCGGCCACGGCCGGGGCGGCATGCACCGCTACTGACACGAGTCCTCCAGGCCAGGGTTACCAGGTTTAACCCTGTCTCACTGCGACCGGAGGGATTAAGGGGAACCTGCCCTCGGGCAATCCCCACCTGGCGACCTCACGCCAAGAATACAGGATCTCAGCCGTCCAGCCAGGAATTGCGGACCACCTGGAGCGGTTCGCTCCTCACCTCGGCCGCCAGGAGATCCTGGTACTCGCCCGGGTGCCGGCGGGCCAGCCCGGCCATGGCCCGGAACTGGGGCGGCCACGCCCGGCCCTTGTCCGGGTCCGGCCAGGACTGGAGGGCTTCGCCCATGGCCACGCTCCCGGGCTTGCCCTGGATCAGCTTCGCCCCGTAGCCCATCTCAGCCTGGACCGACAGCGACCGGTGGCCCGGCACCCCGATCTGGTGCGGCGAGCCGAACGGCGTGACGTTGATTATGCCCTGCTCCATGGTGATCGCGATGTCTGCCACGTCGCCGGAGATGGCGAGCCCGGTATCCGGCCTGCTGCCCAGGTTTCCGACGTAGAGCAGCCAGCCCTGGCAAAAGCCGATCCGGGACATCAGCGGGCGGGTGGCGGCGCGGGCTCGGCCTTGACCTTGACCCGCTCCAGGATCTCGTCCTCAGTCAGGCCGAGGCCCTTCCAGTAGCCGTACCGGACGGAGAGCGCGCCGAGCACCAGGCCCCGGTGCCAGGCGAGCAGGGCCAGGAACACGGTCAGCCGCCAGGCCGTGCCGAGAATCCAGCCGAGGGCGACGAACAGCCAGAGGATCACGGTCGCGGCCACGCGGCCCGGACGGACAGACGCAGCCTGCTTGCGCAGTTCGGATACGGGAATCTCGGCAGTGGTCATGAATCTGAGGATAGACCGTGGGGTAACCGGCCCGCCGCGACCTATGAGCGGATACAACCCGGGTGCGTCCTCCCGGCAGGTCCCGCCCGAAGGGCCGCCCACCTGTTACGAGCTGCGGCCGGATGCTGCGGGTGCCGGGAGGACGTTATCGCCTTCGCGAAAGGCCGGTCGACCGAGGCTCCAGGATAACGTGGCAGCCGGTGCCGGGATAACCCCCGGGATACGAACCCGGACGCCGCTCTGCTCGCGGGCAGCTTGCCGGGCTCGGCCGCTCTCCGGCGGCACCTGGCGCCATCCGGCCCCGGTTCGCATCCGCTTCGCTAGTCGTTACCTCGCGGTCTGCGCGCTGCACCCGGTCTCCCGGGCTCCTGCGCCTCACGTGCGTGCCCAGCACGGAAGTCACCCAGCCAGGACAGGCTACTACGCGCCGGTCATCCAGTTCCCGCCCTGGCTGTGGCCCGGCCCGGCCACCGACCGCACCGGGTCGTAGTTCCGGCGCTTCTTGTCCAGCGCCCACAGGGCGTCGGTCGCGCTGGTGATGGGAGTGATGTCGGACTCGCTGTCGCGGCGGCTCCAGGCTTTGCCGCCGTCCCCGACGTCGCGGGTCTCGGCCGAGGCGACCGAGGCCCACAGGCCCGGGGCGTGCTCGCGGCCGAGGTGGATGAGCCCGCCGTTGCGGCCCTTGCGGACGGTGGTCACCATGAGGCTGAACGCGGCGGCCTCCTCCGCGCTGGTCATCCAGGTGATGTCCAGGCCCGCCGCCGCCGCCTCGCCCGCCAGCCCGGACGCCGGGCCGTTCTTCGGCGCGATGATGGTCAGGGGCCGCCACCTGCGGCGCAGGTCGACCAGCTTGGGGATGACCCAGGCGGTGCCCTCGCGGGAGCAGCCGCGCGGGATCTCCACCACCGGGCGGGGCAGCTCCAGTGCCCGGCGGTCGCCGGGCCGCTCCCAGCACGCGGAGATCGTCGCGGAGATCATGTCCGGGTCGACGTCGAAGGCGAAGCACACAGGCCGGGTGGCGCCGCCGGGCTCGGGCATGGCGCAGTTCTGCCAGTGCTCCTCGGACACCACGGCCCAGGCGGCGTCCTCGGACGGCCAGTCACCGACGCCCAGCACCTCGCGGTCGAAGGCCGTCATCGACATCGCGGCCATTTCCTGGGCGACATGCTGGACGCTGATCCGGGTGCCGAGCGCGGGGTTGGCCCTGGCCCAGGAGCGCGGGTCGTCCCGGTCGTCGTGCCGGGTGCAGACGACGTACCGGTTGGTCTTCCGGCCGTTCACCTCGTCCCGGTGGCACATGTCGTTGTGCGGGGTGATCGACCACTCCGCGCCCATGATCATGGGGTCCTTGCGGAGCACCCGGCGGCGGACGGCGCCGAGCTGGACGGAATCCTGGAGGCCCGCGCTGGCAGTGTAGATCACCTGCGGGTTGGCCACGGCGGACAGGGTGGGCAGCGAGGCGCCCACCACCTCGTCGGACAGGATCATGGCCTCGTCGTAGACCACCAGGTCGGCGGTGAACGACCGGCCGGAGCCCCGGCTGCGGGCCAGGAACCGGAGGCGGGCGGCTACCTGACGGCGGATGCGGCGGCCCTCCGACCCGAAGATGAGGGTGGGGGCGGCCCGCAGCTCGATGGCCTCGTCACCGTGGGACGTGGTGACCGACTTGACCCGGCGGCGCAGGTCGTCGTAATTGACAACGACGTCCCTCACCCGGCGGAAATGCTCAGCCGCCGCCTTAAATTCATGGGCGGTATGGATTATCATCTTATCGCCAAGAATGAACATCCCGGCAAGTTCCCGCACCTCAAGCGCCTGGTTCTTGCCATTCTGGCGGCTCACCATAAGGTAATTCTCAAATGCCGCCCAGCGGCCGTCAGGTTTTACCCCGCATGACTCCGTTAGCCACCAGGACTGCCACTCGTCCAGGTCGTAGCCGTACTCGCCGGCCCATTCGAGCAGGTCGGCGGACTGGTAGTCGCCGCAGCCGGTGCCGGGGTAGCCGGGCTGGGCGCAGACCGGGCACTGCGGGTCCTTGACCCGGTGCCTCGGCGGGGACGTCCAGAACCGTGGCTGCTGGGTGCCGTAGAGCTTGCCGCCGCCGGGGGTCCCGCCCCGGACCACCGTGCCGTCCGGCAGCCAGACGTCGGGGACGACAGTGAGCTGGGTCATGCCGGAGCCTGGGCCTTCCGCGCAGGGGGCCAGCCCGGCTCCGGTATGCCCGGCCTCGGGTGTTACCTAAGAGTATTACCAGTCCCGGATGAGGACCCGGAGCGCGGCCAGATGACCAGCGCAAGTCCGGCCCGCAGCTCAGGTGCCCCGCCGAGATACCGCAGCCAGGCTGCCTCCGGCGCGGTGATCTCCCAGCACCCGTCCGGAAGCATCACGGCGGCCACCTCGTCACCGAATACCGAGCGGAACCTGGCCAGGACATCCGGGAAGACCTCGGGCCTGCGGCCGTGGACGCGGGGCATTACCCGGTCCCGTTGATGTGCCTGTCGAGGGCGTAGGCGACAGCCGGGCGGGGCGCGCGGATCTCGCTGCCGCAGGCGCAGGTGAGGACAGCCCCGTCCGGCGGGACGAGCGTGATGGCGATTATGGCGTGCAGGTGCTCACCTACCAGTCCCGGATGAGGACCCGGATCGCGGCCAGGTAGCACGGGAGGCGGCGCCGGCAGCACATCGCGTACGTGACCGGGTTGGACACCTGGGCAACCGGGTGGAGGCCGCCCGGCGGGTCGGCCCGGCCGCAGAACTCGCAGATCATGACCCGGTGCCGGGCTGGATCTCGGTGCAGGCCCGGCACATGTGGCCCGGCTCGCCGCCGTGGCCGGGCGCCATCGAGCAGGTGTGCTCGCCCCAGGTATGCGTGCACCGCCTGCTCACCGCCCGCCGCTGCGCCAGGGCGAACTCCAGGTCGCGCAGGTCGTGCTCGGACAGGCAGCCGAGCACCCACGGCGGGTGCCACGGCCGGGCGAGCACCAGGTCGTGCTCGCCGTCTACGATGCTGCCCCGGATCTCTATGTCCATCAGCGGGATTCCGGGGACAGCGCGGTGATGACGGCCTGGCGGCGTTCCTCGGTCGGGTGCCGCTCGTAGGCGCAGATCAGGCACCGGCTCTTATCGCCGGCCCCGGCCCCGATCAGGGCCGCCGTCTTGTCGTGGCCGAGAAGGTTGTGCGCGGTGGCGATGAACCAGGCGACGGAATCCATCAGCCGTTCCCGGATACCACGGGAACCGGGGTCGCTGAGTCCGGCGGCTGGGCGTACGGCGGGGGCGGGGATGAGGGCACAGGCGGGGTCACCGTCCTGGTCACGGTCACGGCCGGCGCCGGGTGCGGGCTGCCGGCGGCCGTGGCGCTGCCCGTCATGAAGCCGATCCCGGTGCCGAAGGCGAGCGCGGCCAGGACGGCCAGCAGCGGGCTCCAGCGGCGGCGGCGGCGGCGCGCGTCCCGGGGGGTCGCGGCCATCAGGGCCTAGCTCTCGGCGGTGTCAGCGGAGGCGGACAGCCGCCGTTCCCGGCGCTCGCGGAGGTCATCGGTAGTGTCGCCCTTCCTGTCGCCCGGGGCCATCTCGCGCAGCACCATGAGGCCCTGCCGGATCTCGCGGGCGTGGGCGGCGGCGTCGCGGCCGGTGACGAATCCCCGGTCGAGATCCTGGGCCAGGCCGACGATCCCGGCCGCGATGCCGCCCTCGCGCAGCTCCTCCGGCATCTTGCGGAGATCCGCGCGGACGCCCTTCTCCCGTGGCCCGGCCGGCGGGCGGCGGTTCCTGGCCGGGGCCGTGACCGGGGCCGGGTCCAGCCGGTCAAGTGCGGTCGGTTCCGGCTGCGGCTGGCTCTTGCGGGGCATCGGGAGTCTCCTCGCTGGCCAGCTCCCACCCGGCCCTGGCGATCAGGTAGTCGCGGAGCTGGCCATCCACGAACTTACCCCGCGTCCCTGTACCGGTCGATATCGTCAAGCCAGCCGGGCAGGCCGGGGTCGTCGCTGTCCACGACCTCGAACGGCTCCCCGACCGGCCCGGCCCGCACGCCCATGAGGACCGGCTGGCCGGCCAGCACCCGGAGCCGGTCGAGCAGGCCGAGCGGGGGCACGACGTCGGGGACGATGAGGTCAGCGCCGGCCAGGCCGGAGGCGACCGGGATCCCGGTGCAGCCGCCGGCCATGCCGCTCGTGTACCCCCGGCAGCCGGGGCAGTGCCGTACGGTCGTCATCGGTGTCTCCTCACGCGGTCCGCTGGGTCAGCACGAGCCGTTCGAGTTCAGTCAGGTTCCACGTCGCCAGGACGGCCCACAGGTCACCCCGGATGTGCCGGATCAGGGCCGGGTCCTCCGGCGCGATCCAGGTCCACGACTCCACTTCCCACAGGATGTGGCAGCGGCGCAGCCGTCCCGGCTTCGGCCGGTGCCTGGGCGGCACGATCGGCACCATGGCGGACCCGGCGCTCCACGTCTTCCGCGAGTTCCTGGCGGGCAGCTCGTCGCCGGCGAACGGGACCCGGACCGAGTGGGCGCCGACCAGGGCGCCCCGGTTGACCTGCCAGTCGTCGCGGTCCGCGAAGATCACGTCGTCCCCGGACCAGCGGGCGAAGCACTGCGTGGCGTCGGCCCGGATGACCGCCAGCCTCGGCAGGCTGTTGCCGTGGAACCCGCCCGAGGCGACAGTACGGGACAGGCTGATGACGGGCAGGCCCCGCGCAGCCGCCCGGTACCCGGCTGCGATGGCGTCGTCCTCGGCTGTCCGCTCCGCGTAGACCAGGCTGGCGTACTCGTCCAGCTTCTCCCGCGCCTCGTCCTGGTCGATCTCTATCGCGGCCAGGTCCATAACCGGGTTCCCCTTCCGAGGTCGATGTGCCCGGCGGCGAACTGCTCCAGCAGGGTGAGCGTGTGGCCGGGGCCGGGCTGGTCCGGAAGCTCGGCCAGCCCGCAGCCCTCGCAGATCCAGCCGCCCCGGCCGTCCGACCGGATGGTGTCGTTCGGCATGATCTCGCCGCCGCAGCCAGGGCAGTACCCGTAGTGCGCCGCCTCGAACCACGGCCCGAACAGGGACGGGTCCGGCGGGATAAGGCCGGGCACGTCCGCGTTCCGGGGCCGGCAGTCAGCGCAGTCCCGGATCTCCATGAGGTGATCGCACTGAGGCACGGAATCAAGTATAGGCACACGTTGTAATACTCTGTGAGTACTCCACTGCCAGGAGGAGCCATGGCCGCACCGCGCCCTGTTGCCGTCGTATGGATGGACGGCCGGGTGGAGGTCTACGACAACGCCGAAACCGGCCTGTCCAACGGCGTGCTGCATATCCACCAGCGCGCCGGGATCGGCAGCGCGGTCCAGGCTGAGCATCACATCCCGATCTGCAACGTCCGGGAGTACTACCCGGCCGACCAGGAGGACTGATGCGGACCTGCCGGTGCGGCCATCCCCGTGCGGATCACGGGCACTACCGGTCCGGGACCGACTGCTGGTGCGGGTGCCTGCGGTACTCCCGGCGGTGGTGGCCGTGGAACTGGTCCCGGGCGTGGTTAGCCGGTGGAGGGCTACTGCTGGACGTGCGGCGCTTACCAGGACGGCATCAGGCCCGGGTTCGCCATGTGCGGGGGCTGCGTGAGCGCCTGGACCGGGGCGCGGGCCGTCCCGCCGCCCGGGTACGCCGAGGTCACCCTGGACGGCTGCTGCGGTGCGGGCGGCGCGGCTCACGGCCTGGCGAAGGCCGGGCACTACGTCATCGGGGTCGACACGAACCCGGGGGTCCGGGACGCCTACCTCCGGTCCGGGGCGCACGAATTTGCCTGCGCGTCCATCCTGGATGTCCTTTCGGACAAGTCGTTCATGGCCGGGATCACGTTCACCTGGAACAGCCCGCCGTGCCAGCATTTCAGCCGGATGTGCAACTGCCGCCCGGAGCTGCGGGAACTGAGGCTCCCAGACGGGTCTCTCAAGTACCCGGACCTGATCACCCCGTCGCGCCCGCTGCTGGACGCCTGGGGCGGCCCGTGGGCGATGGAGAACGTGTACGGCGCGAGGGACTGGATGAAGTCCCCGGTCTGCCTGTGCATGCACGGCCACTTCGGCCGCGACTTCTACCGGCACCGGCTGGTGGAGGCCGGCGGGGGTCTTACGCTGGCCTCCCCGCCGCCGGCCTCCGCCAGCCCCCCGGAGGGCGGTTCCAGGGTACGGGTCAACCGCGAGTGCGGCTGCGTGCACCCCGTCGCGGCGGCCAAGGCCGGCCACTGGAAGCCGGGGAAATTCGTATCGGTGGCCGGGCACGAGCGCAAGGAACCCGTCCGCCGGGTGATGGAGATAGACGAGCGGTGGATGCCGAGGCGCGAGGACGTGTCCGAGGCCATCCCGTGGTACATGGCCTACGAGGTCGCGGTGCAGCTCGCCGCCTGGCGGGCCGAGTAGCCCGCCCGTAAGGAAACGTTAAGCCGCTATCCGGTCACGCACCGGTAGGTTGACAATCGCGGTCCCGCCCGGGACAGCGCGGAGCCCGGCACCAGGCGGACGGGATGCCGGGCTCCGACGTTCCGATCAGTCGGAACGATCAGGAGTTGTTCTTCCCCCAGAGCTGGCCGGTGTGCATGTGGTCGGTAGCGAACTTGACCTGGATGCGGGCACCCACGACGCCGATCGAGCCGTTGTTGGCCGGGTTGGTCATCACGAGGTGTTTGATCGGCTCGGTGTACGTGACGAACTGGCCGTCAGCCGCGCCGAAGTCCGTCACGTTGAAGGTCTGCCACGGGTTGAACTTGTTGGCGACCGTGTTGCAGGGCCTGAGCTGCACGCTGGCGAACCCGTTGGGATTCACCGAGGACACGCACAGCCCGGAGCGCACGCCCAGCGGGGCGTATTCGAGGCTCACGGCGTTGGCGAAGCTGAGGCTGGTCAGCGTGGTGGTCATGGTGATGCTTCCGACATTGGCGGTCGACGTGTCAGTGACGAGGTGCGCGACGGGCACGAAGTCCTCGGCCTTGTCGGTAGCCGAACGGGTGAAAACGATCAGCACGTTGCCGCTGACCTTGGCCCCGCCCTGGACATCCAGGTCGGGACGGTTCGGGACCTCGGACTGAATGCTGCGGCAGCCGTTGAGCGCGGTGTCGCAGGCGTGGGTACTGGCGCTAGCGGCGCCCGGGGCAGCGAGCGCGAGACCCCCGGCCACGGCTACCGCGCCCGCGAGCGCGAAGTACCGCCGATTGAAAATCTTCATTCCGTTTTTGCCTTCCGTTGTCCGGTTCTGGACTGCCTGCCCCTGCGGCAGGACGCTTGACGCAGCGGGGACTCCGGTTTCAGGACCCGGAGGACACCGCAACTCTACTGCGTAGTCGTGTTGGTTGTTGTTCCGTGGTGTGATCGTGACCTCGGCCGGTTACGCGCTGACCGCGCCGAACGTGCCCGTCACCACGCCGTGGTAGGTGCATCCGTCCGCGTAGTCGTGGCCGGTCTGGTAGCTCTGGAGCCTGGTGATCTCGTCGTAGCTCAGCGGCCGGTGGAACTGGGTGTCCTGCTCGCCGCCGTAGGTGAGGCGGACGGTCTTCGACATGCTGAGCGGGGGATAGCCTTCCTGCGGCCAGGTGATGGTCAGCCTGACCACGATGCCGACGTTGCCCGTGTTCGTGGCGTCGATGTCACCGATTGCCGCTGCGGTGCCGGTGGCCGGGGAGTCGCCCAGGGTGTAGTCGCAGGAGCCCCGGAACGTGCCGTCCGGGCTGGGGGTGGCGACCGGGGCTCGCGTCGCGGGAGCCGTAACCGCAGGCGTGCCGGGGGACGTGGTGACCTTCGCCGGCTCGCTGCCGCCGGTCGCGACCGCGACGGCGATGATGATGACGATGAGGGCGGCCAGGCCGCCGGCGCCGATGAGCAGGAGCCTGCGGCACCCGCCCCCTCTCCTGCGCAGCGGCTCCTGTCCGATCTGGTCCGGGGTGATCATGGGCGGTTACCTCCCGTGGTGTTCTCTATCCGAGTGCCCAGGCGGCGCGCACCAGCCGGAGGATGCTCCAGCGGCGGCGCAGGACAACCCGGGTGATGTCGGCGGCTACCAGCAGCCGCTCCCTGGTCCGGGCTTCCGGCCGGTACCAGATGTAGCCGTTGCGCTCGCGCCAGTAGTTCAGCTTGATCTCGTTGTGCTCGTCGCACAGCAGGCCGAGGTTGAACAGGGTGGTCCGGCCGCCGGCCTTCCAGGGCTGCCCGTGGTCGACGTGCACCCGGCGGGGCGTGACCTTGCCGTCCAGGTTCACCCGGGGCGGCAGCAGGTCCAGCTCGGCAGCGGTGATCCCGCAGTACAGGCACCGGTTCCGGTCCATGGCCGCGACGACCCGGCGCAGCCCGGCGCTGATGTACGCGGACTTGCACCGCGCCCGGTCGTGGTGCTTCCGGTGCCTGATCCGCCACTGCCGGAACGGGCCGCCGATGATGATGGCGGGCAGGCAGAACAGGACGAACACCACCAGCGCCGGGATTATGACCAGCCCGGCGGCGGCCATGGCCGCGAGCCCGGCCCAGTGCAGCGGCTCGCCCAGGTACAGCCAGCCGCCGAGCGGGGCCAGCACGCCGGGGCCGAAAGTGAAGGACCGGGACAGCGCGTAGTTCCGGTACCGGCGGCGCCTCCGGGCCGGGCGGCGGGCAGCCGGCCTGCGGGCCACGATGCTCATGATCTCCCCGCCCTCTGCACGGCCCGGAGCCTGCGGTTCCTGGCATGCTCGATCTTCCGGGCCAGCGCCCTGATATCCGGGTCCGGGCGCCTGCGGCGGCTGCTCCCGGCGGCCCCGGCCAGCGCGGCCAGCAGTTGCTCCAGGTCCCCGAGGTTGAGCCAGACAGCGGTCGGCACCCGCTCGGCCACGGCCCGCGAGGCGGTGCCCATCTCAGCCCGCCTTCCAGGCGACCACCACGAGGTCGACGGGGGCGTCCTGGTACGGGTCCAGGGCCTCTTGCAGGTCCGGCAGTTTCAGGCCGCCGAGCCCGCAGCCGATCAGCGGCATGGCGACCTCGCGGATCTTGAAATCGTGGTAAGCCTCGGTGATCATCCGGCCCACGGCGGCAGCGATCATCCAGGGCCGCGCGGACGCGCCCGGGTCGGGCTGGGTGGCCAGGTTGAACACCATCCCGCCCGGGTGCTGCCACGGCATGACGTCGCCCGGGATGAGCCCGCCCCGCCTGGCGCACCGCTTCCGGTACGACTCGTACATGAGCGGCCACCGGTTCCGGAACTGGACGGCGATCCCGGCTCCCATGACGCCTTTGCAGTTGACCCCGTGGGCGAGGGCGGGGATCCCGCAGCCGAACAGGTCTCCCTCGGTCCAGGTGATCATCATCTGCCTCCCTTGCTGAGCCAGGCAGCCACGCCGAGGCACAGTCCGGTGAACCCCGTGACCACGACCCAGGCCCAGGCGCCGATCAGCGAGTAGAGCCACCGGAACAGGTACTGGAACAGGATGCCGAGGCCACGGCCCCGGCCGGACCGGTACGCCGCCTCAGCCAGCAAGTGGGCAGGGTGCATCACATGTCCTTCCAGGCGGGCAGGCCCGCGTCAGCGAGCCGCCACCGGGCCTCCAGCTCGCGCCAGAGCGCCCGCGCGTTCGCCGTGTCCGTCCCGGCCTGGGCCAGCTTCCACCGGATAGTGTCCCGCTGGGCCTGCTGGCAGTGCACGAGCGGGGCCATCCGCGCGGCCCTGGTCCCGGCGGCCGTGGCCTGCGCGATAGCCTCCCCGACGACGCTACGAGGCATCGCGCACCTCCGGGTCAGCGGGCCACTCGGCAAGCTCGGCCGGGTGCACCGGCCTGCCGCCCCGCTCGCTGTGCAGCTTTCCGTTCAGGTAGACCGTGTAGGCCACGTCGGCCGGGAGGCCCTGTCCGAGGGCGCGGTCGGCGTACCGGGCCTCGGCCGGGCTGGTGGTGCTGACGATGATCATCAGGGCTTCCCCTTAGCTCGCTCGATCTCGTTCTTGATGCGCTCGTGCGCGGCCGGGTCGATGATCCGCAGGGCGAGGCGGGGGTGGGACTTCCGGCCGCCGCAGCACCAGCAGTTCCCGAACGGCCGGCGGAACCAGCCGCCCCCGCCGAGCCTGGAGTGCTCGTCGCCGCTGCCGGTGCAGACCCGGCACGGGACCCGCTGGTGGCGCTTCACGTCGCGGACGTAGTACAGGACGGCCGCGAGGACGCCCGGCACCACCCCGAACATGCCGAGGTGCAGCAGGGCGCCGGCCGCGATGGATACCCCGGCGAAGATGCCGATGAGGATCATGGCCAGGCCCGCCGGTCATCCGCTGTGGGGTAGCGCGCCGGAGATGAACGTGCCAACGTTGTGCACGTCCGTCGCAGCCGTGTGCGGGTTGTTGATCACCCATACCAGAAGAATGGCGATGAACACCCAGAAGAAGAACTGCTTCACGGTTACCTCCCTCGCCTGGGCAGGCGAGCCCTGATGGACCTTGCTACGACCGTGCTTCCTGCCAGGGCGGTGCAGGCGGTCATGGTGACGCCGGGGGACAGGTTCCAGGCCACCCCTGCCAGGACCCCGGCGGCCAGGATGGCGGCGCTCATGGCTATCTTGCGCGGCCGGGTCAGGTCGTGCCACCACCGGCTGTGCTCCGTGGGCGGCGGCGGCGGTTCCTGCCGGATCCGTGCCAGCAGGGTGCGGTGCCAGCCGTGGCCGGCGAACCCGTGCCAGCAGGCGGCTGAGACGGCCAGCAGGGCGGCGGCCAGGACGGACGGGGTGTAGGTCACTTCGGCACCTCCTGCCTGGTCTCCGGCACCCGCTCAGGCTCCGCATCGGCGGGCAGGCGCCGTCCGGGATAGACGGCCGGGGCGAGGTCGGGATCGCGGTGCGGAGGCTCGGGAGCCGTCTCCTCCGGCTGCTCCGGCTCCGGGGCCAGGTCGATCTCCTCGCGGCGCCGGGCGGCCGGGACGGGGGTGCCGGAGACCGCGCGGGCGGTGAGGACGAGGACGAGGTACGCGGCGAGCACGGCCAGGGCGGCGCCGGCCAGCCGGGCTACCCGGACGGCCTCCCGGGCTGCCTGGCCGAGGCCGGCCTGGTGCAGCCGGAGCCAGGGCACCACGACGACCACGACGACGAATACCGCGATGCCGCCCGCTATCAGGGCGGGGTTGCAGCCGAGCTGCGTGCTGGAGCGCCGCATCCACCTGGTGATCACCAGTCCTCCTCGGGGTCTGCCGGGCTGTCGTCGGCCAGCAGGTCGGCATCGCCCGCCTGCCTGATCCAGATCCAGCGGGCATAAGGGTCGTTCTTGGCCCGGCCGTGCCGCCGGACCCGGCCCAGCTCCTCGTCGTCGCGGAGCCATTCGTGCAGGGTGTTGCGGTGCACTTTCAGGTCCGGGTTGCCGGTGGCGGCGGCGTCGGCGGCCAGCGTCTTGCACAGGGTGCCCACGGTCAGGCCGTGCTTCCCGGCCTGGAACAGCAGCTCGCGCATCCGGTTCCGGGCCGGGTGGGTCTTCCCGTGCGGGTCGTCGGGATCGGGCAGCCGGGCCACGATGTCCCGCCAGGCGGCGTCCAGGTCGTCGTCGCGGCCCCCGCCCCCGCCGTCGTCACGCCCGCCGCCCCCGGCGTCGCCTCCGGCGGGCGGCCGGTCCATGACCGAGACCGGGCGGCGGCCCGGCTCCGGGGCGCCCGGGTCGTCGTGGATTCCGGCCTCGGCCTTCCAGGCGTCCGCCGACCGGCGCCACAGGTCCGTCTTGTCCTTCATGCGTTCCCAGCGGGTCGCGTAGGCTTCCCCGAGCGCGGCTTCCAGGTACGGGTCGGGGGCCGGGCGGTGGGGGCCGGTGCGCCTGGCGATGTAGTAGGCCAGCTTGGGCGTGATCCGGTAGAAGTGGACCGGCGGGGAGATCTTGCCCTTGAGCAGGGTCAGCCCGGCGCCGTCGTCCTGGATCTTGGCCAGCAGCTTGGCGGCGGCGTGGTCGTCGGGGAACACCGAGTCGCCGTCGCCGGACTGGCTGACCCGCAGGCCGATCCGGCAGAGGGCCTGGGCCTTGATGGCGGTCAGGCCCATGGTCTCCACGTCGCCCCGGACGGCGGCCAGGACGGGGACGAACGCCTCGGACCGGTAGGTCTCGGCCAGCCGGGCCACGAGCACGGCCAGGTCGCGGCTGCTGATCCCGTCGTCCTTGCGGCCGTGGCCGGTGGCGACGGCGGTCTCGTCCATGATCAGGACGATCGAGGGGAGGTTCCGCCGGGGGGTGATCTTCTCGCCGCCCGCGCCCTGCTCGGCCCGCGCCTCGCCGGCCGCGATCATCGTCTCCAGCATCAGCTTGGCCTCGGGACGGGTGGTGGCCACCCAGTCGAGAACCGGGCGCCGCACGCCGTCCGGGTCCTCCACCCAGGGCATGATCCAGGGCCGGGCCATCCGGCCGCCCTTGAGGTCGATGCAGAACATCACGACGTCATCGCACCGGGCGAGCTGGCCGATGAACACGTTGAGCAGGTTGGACTTGCCGGACCCGATGACGCCGACGATCATCACGGCGATCTCGCGGAGCAGCAGCCGGAACGGGCGGCCGTTGTCGTGCAGGCCGAGTTCCAGCGGCTCGTTGACCGTGGTCCACTTCGCGTTCTCGGGCAGGAAGGCGATGGTGCGCTTCCCCTTGCGGGTGCGCAGGTGCAGGATGAACGCGGCCACGTTGTCCGGGTCGGGCTGCTCGAAATGGGCGGCGTCCCCGGCCAGCCGCAGGTCGGTGGCCAGCTCCGGGCCGATGTCCTTGAGCCGGTCGAAGGTGACGACGCCGTGCTCGTCGGTGGCCTTGCCGAGCAGGCCGTGCACCTGGATGCCGTTCGCGTGCCTGGTCACCTCGGTGATCCGCAGGCCCTTGATGCCGAGCTGGGCGAACTTGGTGACCCAGCGCTCCATCTCGCGCTGCCTCCGGGCGCGCTCCTCGGCCTCGGCGTCCCGGCTGCCCAGCGCCCGGTAGTTGGCGATGACGGGCGGGCCGAACGGGGTGAGGATGACGAACCCGAGCACCAGGGCGGACAGGATGCCGGACGACCACGCGCCCAGCATCCGGGCGGCGGTGAACCAGCTCGTCAGGAACAGGCCCCAGGCGAGCAGCCAGCCGGCCAGGCCGCCGGCCCCGGTGATCCGCAGGGTGACCCACCAGACGACGCCGGAGAGCACGCCGAGGATGCCGCTCATCTGCCACAGCGGCACGGAGCGCGGCAGGACCCAGGCGGCGGCCACGACGGCGGCCGTGACGATGACGGACGTCTCGATGACGTGCCACCAAAGGTCGCGGCCGACCGGGACGGGCTTGCGCTCAGGACTCGGGTCGTGCATCGTCCCTCCTCTCCGGTTCGGTAGCCTGGCGCATCAGGTCGCGGAACAGCTCGGCCATCTGGGCGTCCCGCGCCGGGACGTCGGCCTTCGCGGCCGGGCCGTAGTCGTCGGCCAGGTCGGCCAGCAGGTAGCGGGGCGTGTTCCCGCACCCGACGCACACGGACGGGGCGACGGTGAGGGCCAGGCGGCCGTCCCGGGCGATGCACGGCGACATGTCTGACCTAGCCCACGGGCAGCCCACGTACCCGGGGTCGTCGTCGTACCGGCCGAAACCAGCCGGACCTTTCACCATCACCGTCTCCCGTTCCTTCTCAGCCCCGCAGGACGCCGCCGCCGATGACTTCCTGGAGCTGGTCCGCGCTGCCGGACAGCGTGCCCGCCGCCTCGTTCACCGCTTCCCGGTACTCCGGCTTGATCGCGGTCTCCTCCAGGCTGTCGCCCACCCGCTGGAGCCGTTCCTGGGCCGCAGTGATGATCTCGTGCAGGTACATGAGGATCTGGTGCAGCTCCTCGGCGTCATCCCATTCGACGCTGAGGTCCCGGATCTGCTCCGCGACCTGCTGTGATGTTGCCATCTGGTTACCTCCTGTGCGATGTCCGTTATTACGGTTCCCGGCCGGCCAGGACGGCGCGGGCCGCCTGCCCGGTCCGGGGCTCTGCGGCCGGGGCACGACCGGCGGGGCCATGGGCGGCTTGCGGCGCGGGAACATCTTCCGCATGAAGCGCGACCGCCGCCAGTGATCGAACCGGCTGACCTGGGGCTGCCAGTTGCTGCCCCGGGGCGCCCACGGCTTCGGCGGGCGGCGGCGCGACCGGCGCCACCTGCGCCACGCCCGGAGCGGGTTCATCCGGCGGCGCCATCCCCGCATCCGGGTCCGCAGCCGGCGGCGGCCAGGGCGGCCGAGGCCCGGGTGCCTGCCGCGCCAGATGTTGACCCGGCGCCGGAGCCGCGCGGCCAGGCTGAGCCGCTTCCCGCGCGACCGCCAGACCGGGGTGAAGTGCCCGCGCCACGGGGTGAACCAGTGCCGTCGCCTCGGGAAGGCCCGGTTCACCCTGGCCCGCCACTGCCGCATCCTGGACCGGTGCGCGCGGCGGGCCGCCCGGCGGGCCGGGGTCGCGCGGCGCCACCTGGACCACCTGGTCCTGATCCGGCTGGCCGGACCCCGGCGGCCACGGAACGGGGCATACCAGCGGCGCGGCCGGCTAGGTGAGCCATGACGCCACCTGCGCCACCCGGACCGGACCCGGCGGCGGGGCAGCGGGGCTCCGGTCGGCCGCCTGCTCGTCCTCGGGCGGCGCCATCCGAACGGGCGGCGGCGCGGGTGCCCGGACCCGGCGTGGCGGCGGCGCCAGCGGAGCACGGACCACCAGCCGCGAGAGCGCGGGCCGCCCCCGCCGCCTGTGCCCGTGGTGCGGCGGCGGCGGAACGGGGTGAACCGCCTGCGTGATCGCGGGCCGCCGCCAGTCCCGGTGCCCGGCCGGAACCGGCGGCGGCCGGCCGGGGTCCTGGGGCTGCTTCGCCGGGTTCCACGGGGACGCCCGGATGCCCCGCGAGACCGGCGGAAAGTCCCCGAACCCCGGCGAAGGCCCCGGGAACTCCCGGAACCTCGCCGTGAACCCGCGCGAGACCGGCCGGAACCGGCCAGGCCCCTGCGCGAGCGGCCTGAACCGGTCCCGCTGCGCTTCCGGCTGCCGAGCCGGGGGGAGAGGGAGCGGGACCGGCTGCCTGTGCCGGGAGAGCGGCGGCGCGACGTGCCGCTCCCCCGGCGGCCGGAACCGGAGCCACGGCGGCCGGAACCGCCGCTGCCCCGTCCCCGGAGCAGGCTGCCGCCCCGGCCACTGCTACCGGGGCGGCGGAACATGCCGCTGCCGCCGCGACGTCCGCCTGAGCCGGGCGACCGGAACGAAGCGCTCCGGGTCCGCTGCCGGAACTGGCGCCGCCCGAACGGGTGGAAGTGCCGCATCAGGTGCGGATAGAAAACCAGCACCGCGAGCGCCGCGACGGCCAGGCCGGCGATGATCCAGACCCGGGTCGCGCTGCCGTGCATGGAGTGGGTGACGGCGGCCAGGCCCCCGGCCAGCAGCAGCAGGACCATGATCCGCCGCCGCCACCCGATCCGGCCGCCTGGCGAGGACGGGGATTCCAGGGTCTCGGCGTCAGGCCCGGTCTCGGACATCCCGGCCGTCCATTCCTGCCGCTGCCTTCTCCAGTACCCGCCTGGCGGTCCTGCGGCGGGTCATCTCCGAGGCGCCCGCGCCCAGGATCTCGTGGCCGGCCAGCGTGCCGGCGAGCCTGCGCTGGCCCGGGAGCCGCCCGCCCGACGCGATCAGCTCGCGGACCAGCGCGGCCTCGGCTTCGGTCCGGGCCGCCGTCAGTCCCCTTCCCCGGGCCTTGGCGCGGCCTTCGGCAGCGGCGGCTTCCGGTCGCGGCTCCCGGGGTCGGGGATCTGACGGCGGCGTCTTGCGGGCAGTGGCCTTGCGGTCCGGGGCGGGCTCGTCCGGGTAGACGAGCTGGATGGCCTCGGCCGGCCGGTTCTCGCCCTTCCAGGTCGCGGCCCGCGTGACGCGGACGCACCGGTAGGCGTGCCAGAACCAGCGGGTGATGCCGAGCCGGACGGCGTGGTCCTCGATCAGGTTCCTGGCCTTGAGGAGCGGCCGGCTGACCCGGCGCGAGTAGGCGGACCACAGCCACGGCGAGATCACGCTCATCATGCCGAACGTGACGGCCGCGACGGTGGGGCGCCAGCCGGGCTTGCAGTAGTGGCTGTAGTTCAGCACGCCGATCACCAGGGCGACGCTGTAGGCGGACAGCCGGAGCCGGAGCGCGGAATCGTCCGCGACGAGGGCGAGGTTGGCGAGCCAGGCGAGGTAGATCGCGATGGACTCCAGCGCGATGGCGACCAGGATGGCGTCACCGGGGCTGAGGTGGGCCTGCCAGAACCGGAGCTGGGCTCGGAAGGCCACGTAGTTGACGATGACGACGGGCACGGCGGCCAGCCAGGCACGGTGCGCGCGGCCGTGGCCGGTGCCCGTTCCGATCAGCCGGAAGTTCTCGAAGGCGGCGCCGAGGGCGAGCAGCGCGGCCGTGGCGATCTCGGTCCTGCGGTCTTTCCGCAGGTCGGATGCTGTCCTATCATTCACGGGTCCGGTCTCCGTTTCCGGGCGGGGCCGGTCATAGGGAGTGCGGCCCGGTGACGCGGACCGCACTCCCGCTAGCTGACCAAGAGGGTACCACTAGGGGCAGTTAGAGTCTTCTTACCGATCTCGCAGCGGCGCGTCACCGGCCGCCTGACCTGCACCGAGACCGGTTATCTCGTAGGTGAGCTGAACACTGTCGCCGTCGTCTGCCACGTCAGGCCGCGCTGAGCCGCTGGTCCACGGGGCAGGCGGTGAGGACCGAGGCGTACAGGCCGCCCGTGTGGCTCACCTTCCCGCTGGCCATGTGGCTCGCGTCGCAGTCGCTCTCGCCGTTCGGGTTTACCTGGATCATCTCTGTCTCCCTGGCCTTGGTTCACCTGGCGGTGATGAAGGTGGTTCAGTCCTCCAGCGTCAGCGTGACGACGGCGCTGACGAACATCCGCACCTTGTCCCGCTGGAACTGGTTCATGTCGTCGTACTGGATCAGGTCCGGGTGGGTTCGTGCCGTCCGGTCCTTCGGGCCTCTGGTCCAGCCGAGCGCGGTCATGGCCCTGACCCACTCGGCCTGGTGGTGACGGTAGCTGGCGCCGCGCTGGACGCGGAGCACGCCGTCGATGGTGACCTGCTTGTACTCCTCCGGCCAGCTCGCCCAGGGTTCGGCCGGGGCGACATCTGGCGTCCCGTTCCGCTCCTGGAGGCGCTGGAGCGCGATGGTCTGGTCATGGCAGTACTCCGCGATCTCCTCGGCGCTGTACCGGCTCGTTCCCCTTCTCATCTCCCTGTTCTCCGTGATCCTGTCCCCCGGCTCCCCTGGCAGAGACGTCTTGTGATACGCCGTAGGACCCCGGTTTGTTCCCGGAGCCTCGGTGATTTTCTGCAACCAGGACCGCAGATGCGCAGATGAGGGTGGTCGGACGACGAGCCCTCGACTTCGTTTCCCCTGTCCACGGACTTGCCCGGTACCAATCCGGTGCCCGTGACATCAGGCCGGCCGTCCCGGGAATCCTAGCGCGGGGTGCCGCCCTGCTGCCGCCGAACTGCAATCCCCGCTCGTCGGGGCGCCGGGCAGAGGTGCAGCCCGGGGTGCCGCCGAGGTGCCGCCCTAGTGCAGTCCGCCCTGGCCAGCGGCCTGGCGACACTTCGGCCAGGGCGACAATGGCACTTCCCCGGTCATTGCTGTCTCCGGGTATATCGTCACGCGATGCAATTCCGGTCGCGGGATAATCATCCGCGCGGCTAATCCCGCGTGCACGCTGTCGTGTCGTGTCACGACGTAAAACGGGGGCTCTCGAATATCGAATCGAAAACCCCCGGTTCGTGACCATTCCGTGACCAGGCCGGTTACCGGCCGTGGTCACTGGTCACATCGTGCGACCGTACAACATCCGAGATCGGCTCCATATTCCCGCAGGTCATAGACCTATTTTCGGAAACGCATTCGAGAAAATAGCAGTCGTGGAAAATCTTGTTCGGGGAGAAATCCGGGCAGCGGGCATCCCCCCAGGTAGTGCCCAAAAAATCGAACATTTGTTCAGCGAACAAGCTATCGAATTTTTCAGGAGTGTCGTGCCACGATAGGTACTGCGCCATATCGTGGCACGACATAACCGCGTGACCTGGCCATATCGTGGCACGACACATCACCTCGGCAGTCCCTGTGTCGTGGCACGACAGATCAGCAGTCCCTATGTCGCAGTACGACACATCACCTCGGCAGTCACTGTGTCGTGGCACGACAGATCAGCAGTCCCTAGACCGTGGCAGTCCCTGCCTATCGCAGCACGACAGACTGAACGTTCAGTAAGTCGCATCACGACATAGGTACTGATCAGTCATGTGACCATGCCTCACCATCACGAGCCTGGCCACCATCACGAGCCTGGCCACCATCACGAGCCTGGCCACCATCACGAGCCTGGCCACCATGCCGAGTGCTGGCCACCATGCCGAGTGCTGGCCATTCCTAATCGGACATACCGGACATAGCTCCGTATGGCTTTGAGAAGGCCGTAGAGCGATCGGACCCCTGTAACCACCCAAGGAGACCTAGACCATGATCATCAGCGTTTACGCAGGTCAGAGGACGTGTCTAGGGCACCTACGGCCGGCACCGTGGGATTCCGGCGATACGGGGGACACCGTGCCGGCCACCGTGGCAGCAAACGGCATCAAACCAAGATCATCTAGGTATGTGACACAAGTCACATTTTTATCTGTTTCCGCAGGTCAGAGGCATGTTGATCATGGTCTGTTCCGACTAATCGGAAGATGGTACTTGCGGACTCTAACGGTACTGGTGCATGATGAGGGCTCAATCAAATATCAGTACCGAGCCGGCCGCTCCGAGTGCGGACCGCCGAGCCGGCCGGATAACTCCAGAGTTGAGGACACGCCACGTACGCGGCGGGGAGCATGGTGCTTAGATTCGCGATGATCCGCTAGCGGTCTCCATACGTGGCCGGCGCTAGGACTGACAGACTGCGCCCGGGGTGAGTCTGCCCCTGATGCCACCGCGTAGCGGATAGGCATCACGCGACACCGGCCGGCCTAGCAACCCGGCGCGGTTGTCACCTGATCTGAGATTGGCTCGGATGGGTGGCCGGTATCCCTAGCACGATCGTGCTAGCCGGCCGAGAGTTTCACTCCCCGCCGTGACGCAATACCCCGTTCAATCATGGCCGGCCATAGCTCGCACCGTGTCTCCGCAAACGGGTACCCGTGAGGGCTGCCGGCGGTTTGCCTACCGCGCACCGCGAACTATGGCCGGCCACGGCCGAACGGCCGGAACTGTCCAGCATCACCAAACCAGAGGAGTCATCATGACCAGCACCGACAACAGCACCAGTACCGTCAAGTACGCGACTGCCGTAAAGCGCGGTCTCGCAGCGTCCAAGTCGGCCGACAAGGCACAGTGGATCATCGGAGACCTCGCGCGTACCGTCGACACTTCCGAGTACGGCTCCGGCACCGTTCAGCGCTTCTCAGATGACATCGGACGCGCATACAAGACGGTTCTTGACATGCGCAAGGTCGCTGCCCGCTACGCACCTTCCGACCGGTCGGAACTGAACTCGTGGACGATTCACCAGATCTTCGCCGGCCAGGACGACCGTGCCGAGCTGGTCAGCTCTCAGCCGTGGACCGCTAGCGCGGCCCGTGCGCTGGTTGACTCGCGCAAGGAAGACGGCAACAGCGACGGCAACAGCGACGGCAACAGCGACGGCAACAGCCCGGCTGAGACCGTAGAGACCGACGCTGACAAGCTCACGCGGCTCCGCGCGTACCGTGACCAGCTCATCGCGGACCTCGCCAAGACGGAATCCGCTATCGCTGACCTTGAGGCGAAGGCCGGCCCGGCTCAGCACATCACCGCCGGAGTTCCCGCGCACACTGCGGACGAGCCGCGTACCGACTGCCCGACGTGCAAAGCAGACGGCATCACCCCGATGCCGGCTCCGCGCCGTAGCCGTACCCGTAAGGCCGCGTGACCTTCCGGTCAACCGGAACCTTCACTGATCACCACCCATGACGGCCGGCCTGGCCACGATCGCAGGCCGGCCGGCCGTGGCAGCCGCTCAGCGAACCATCATCCGACAGAGAAATGAGAGAACCGCTCGTGCGTACCCGGATCATTACCTGCCTGTTCGCCACTCTGTGGCTAGCCATGGTGCTGGCCACGTGGACCGAAGTCACCTACCTGAGCCACTAAGGAAAACCTGCCATGCATGAAATCGTCCGCCAGTACAACCCGTGGGCCGGCGAATGGCAGGCGGTAACGGTAGAGGTATCCCCGGATCCTGCCCGCCGGCCGAGCCGTGCCAGTACCCGCCGGCCGACTCGTCACGGGTCACCGCGTGACCTGACCGGCCTGTCGGACGGGTCACCTCTGCCCGCATGGTGGCGGGACACGGCATACGCGCCCATGGGTCCTCTGGCGGACCTGCGAACCTACGTCAAGCCGTCCGCCATGCGTACCCGCCGGCCGGCCGTAGTGATGCCCTCCGGCCTTGCCACGGATACCCGGCACTCCAGCCTGACCCGGTGACCCGTTCCGATTGATCGGAACCTTCCCGCTGTACCGCCCAACCGAGAGATGAGGACCAGACCATGATCACCATGCAAGACGCGCTGACCGTAAACGAGTTTCACGAGGACCACGAGCCGGCCGGCAAGATCTACGCATGGCGCCGTAACGGCGCGACGCAGACGTGGAAGACGCGCCCGGACGAGTTCCGGATCCCGGTCAAGTACGGCCTGCGCGGATACGGCCAGATCTACCACACCGACGCGAACCGGTTCCACCGCGCGGACCAGTGCCCGACGCGCCACGTCCGCGTGACCATGCCGGGCGGCGCCGGCGAATGGTTCGGCATCGTGACGGCCGACCACGGCAACGGCATCCTGCGAGTCCAGGTCAC